CGGAGCTTTTTCTTCGGGATTATCATCCTTCTGAAACTCCTCGTAACCAGGGCCTTTATTCATTTGAGCAAAGACTTCAGAACGGTCACGATATCCTGCATTATTAGTAATGCGGAAAGGTCGGAAATGTGCCACCTGATTAGGTACAGCACCTTGGGAAGTCAATTGGGAGATCGGCATCACTGCAACTCCAATGAAGAAAGTTGCCCAAAAAGAAACCCAAAAACACAAGAAATAAAATGTCCATCTTGTGCAACGGCTCTTCTCAAGATCAGATTTAAACCAAGTCCAGAATTTCTTAATTCCAGAATCTGGACGAACCGGGGGTAAAGAACCTAAATGACGTCTTCCTCTTTTGCGAGTTTGATCCGCATAAAGATGGGCTAAAGCTGGATAAAGTTCATCCAACTCAGCTTCTCGTCGCATACCTTCATCAATAGTAGGTTTGACAGGTTGGCGAAAATTACCAGAACAGGCCATCTGGGCATTGGCATCAGCAGATTGTTTCTTAATCCCTTTAATTCTGGGACCAACAGCAATCTTGGTAAGGGTTTCAAGAACACACTTACTATCTTTAGATAAGCTCTTTAGTGGCGTAAAAGAAACACCACCTTGAGTAGACACTTCAATAAGCGCCTCAACTGGAGCTTTTTCAAAAGCCATAGGGCCAGCATTGAGAGCAAGTGGATCCGACATATAGCCTGGCATCCAATAAGTAACAGGAGTATCTTTTCCCATATTCACAAATCGTGCATATAGTTCAAGATATGAGATATTTATGGGCTTCAGATTATGCTTAATAAGAGCAGCATTAATCTTAGTTCTTCCAATGTGAAAAATATCTTCAGGATGATGGTACAACTCTAACACAGCAGCAGAGGCAGAAAGATAGGTGCCAAGAGCAAGCTCGTTTTTCTTTGAACACCAATTAGTCATATCAAGTATGTGTTCTAAGGCGAGTGGAGCGAAAACACAAGGTCCATCCTCTCGAAACTTGCGTTTCAAGAATTCCACATCTTTAATGTGGTAAAAATTTGGTTCTGCTTGTAAAGTAACAGGATCATAGACTAGAATCTTCTTCTTGAAATCTGACATAACATAACCAAGGCGCAAACAATATTTATGAATAGCGCCATATCCAAAACCATCAACTTCAGGGGTCCATGAACAAACATTGTCATCACCAAAACCTTTAGCAGCAAGAACTTCTTTATACAAGTATTCAAGACTTAAAGTCTTCTTCAGCTCATTATAACAATAAAAATAAAGAGCAAAGAGCAGGGCAGTTAATGTACAAATAGTATTAAACAATGTCGTCAACAGATTTCCAGAAGGATTTCCATGGGCAGCAAGATACATAAAACAGAAAAATATATGGTAACAATTCTGAAACACTTGGTGCAACCAGTTACGGCGCATTCTTTGACGTGCTTCTTTCGTATAATAAATTCCATTACCACAAAGATCTATAGGACCAGCAGTATCTGTTTTCTCATAACGTTCAATAATAAGATCTTCGAACATTTGTGACATATCATTGATGGTACTACCATCTTGGCACTCAATATCACACGCTTGAACATGCGTTTTTCGATAATCACTACCTTTAACAATGTAGTCACGCAACCTTTTCCATTCAGGTCCGTGGGGATTAACACCCATTGCAAAACCAGTATGGTTATGAGATCGCATAGCATTCTCAATAAGATCAAGGAAAAGCATACGACCAGTAACAAGAACTTCAACTGGAGCACCTGAAAATAATCGTGTCTTGCAAGCTTCAACACGATCAACAGTGCGCAATTCATCTTTCAAACAATCAGAAAAAATGAATTTAAGACTAGGATCAGCCTTATCAAGTTGATCAAGCAACCGAGAACACTCCTTTCTTAAAAGATCAGTAGGAGTACGAAGTCCAGTTTCAGAAACTTCAATAAACGGATGTTTCTTATCCATATGCATGGTATTCCAAGGGTATCCAGCAGAGGTATCAACATAAACAGGACTGACCTCCTTATAACCAGGAGGTACATTTAAAGCAGCAAGTAGAGGCAAAGCATCACCAGATACTTTTTGTGGAATGCTATCTTCAATAACAATCCGCATCGCTTCTTTCATAATGGATTTTTCAAAAGGCTCCATTTTAATGTCAGGTCTGACAGCCTTTTTGATGGCAAGTTCCGCAGGGGAAATTGTAGTAGTTTTACCATCAATAGTTCGTTTCACAGGAGCTAAAACAGCAGGTTTGCGAACTGGCTCAATAACCTCACCATAAATTAAGGTTTCAACAATTTGAGACTTTGGGGGCATACGGACTTGTTTCTCAGGAACAACAATCTCATATTTTAAACCCTCTGGCATTCTGAACGGTACATTCATAACGCTATGGCCAAGCTTCTTCATTTGTGCTTTGGCCTCTTTAGGCATCCATTTCTTTTCAGCAATTTCAATTTCATCTTGAAAGACGATTTGACAATAAGAAAAGTCACCTTTCTTAGAACCAGCAATATGTATTCCAAGAGCTTTGTGGGACATCCTAGGATTATGTGTCATCCAAACGAATCCACAATCACCATCACAAGCAGCAAAACAAGTTGATGGTATCTCCAAAACATCATAAGCAACCGAATCATTTTGGGTTTGACATGTGTAAGTAAGATCCTCCAACATATCACATCTACCACAATTTTGATATTCAACATTTCCTTTCTCGTCTTGCCAGACGAGTGAGACTGCGTTAGTTACAGCGTCTCGCACTTCTTCAACATTTTTAGGGAAATGATGTTTAATATGGGAAAATTGGTAGTGGAAAGCATCAGGAAGTTTCATAAACATAATATCCTGATCTTGCAAACAAATATATTCAATGTCTGCAGTAGGAACAGTCACGTCCACATCACGATGATTCTGTATCCTAATATTAGGACTAAGCTTCATAGCAATTTCGAAATGTTTAGGACAAACAAGGACACGGTCATAAAGACCTGTACCATGCAAGTACATTCCGTCTCCCTTATCACCAACAGCAGTTAAACGCACATTATTACGGGAGATTTGGTGTCCAACAGAGCGGGTGCCAGAATCACTGGCTTGAACCACAACGTCTTTACGTGTGACACCGGTTTTCTTACCTGCTTTCACAGGTTTGTTTCCAACGTCATATGTACCTTGCGCGTACACAGCATCAGAAAGCTTGGTTATAGCTTTATAAGAAGCATAAACCAAAGCAAGACCTGCAGTAACTATCCCAAGACAGGAAATAGCACTGCATTCTTTTGTTAGATAATTGTACCAATCATCTAATTTCGTCGGCTTAATAGGTTCGACGATAGATTTGATCAGATCATATTCAGGATCAAATTGTTGGGCAATACTTTCTTCTTTATTAGTATCAAACCAACGCCAAGGGGCATACATCTGGGCATGAACCTCAGTAGGTTGTTTGTTGGAGGGAACCTCAGTGGGTCCCCAAACAACAGGGGCAGGAGCTGAAACATTAAAATATTCAGCTGTCCGAAAAATCCAAAAAGTCATCAATTCAGTTTGCTTTTTGGCATCACCTTTAAAGTTACCAATCATGGCAACGGTGTGTCCAGCCATCTCAAATGACTCATGATAGGAAAGTTCTTTGGCAGATTTATGAACTATCAGGTAACTTGGAAACCACCAGTCAAAAAAATCAACTGTGTTTTTAGGTTGAGTTGTCATAGTTGTCAACAAGTATAGTGAACAATCTTCACAAATATAAAATTTCACCCGGTGACAATTTATAACCCAAGCATCTAAAACGACATCATTGGGAGTTCTATTGTGGAAAATACAATTATAACATTTTCCACCAGGGGCAGCAAAAGCCAATTTCACGCCACTTTGTTTAACCACATCACTTGAAGATTGTGGTTTAATAATCGAAGTATTAAACTTAGGAGAAGGTTTGATAACAGAATTATTATTCTGGTCATTAGCTAAATGTTTCTCCATAGCAGAAAGAGCATTGGTTTTAACGTCTAATTTGACATCATGACGTCTCAAATGCAGAACTTGCATATCATGGGCAAGTTCATTCAAAGAATAATTTGGTTTCGAGGGCTGGATCTTCTTGATATCAGCTTCACGTTCAAAATCACGTTGATTAGCATTAATGCGAGAAATATTGTATATATCATAATTTATTTCAGTCATCTCATCAATATTTACTCCATTTTTCAAATCTACGTAGAGGAAAAAATCACACCTACGTAACAGAGCCGGAGGATAACGGATTCCCATTTCAGCATCAGTTGGAAACTGATTCGAAGTGGTAATCACAATCGGAGAATTAAAGAAATGTGCTCCTTTATCTTGAATATCAGAAAATTGTAAAGGATATGGCACATCATTGATCAAATGAACCAAAGCACAGTTCAGAAGACCAGAGGCTTCTTTAGAATCAAGTTGCCAAGCATCATCAATGGCAAGTGCAGGATTGTTTTCATAACCATCCCAAAATTTGTCAACAGGATAATCAAAAATAACTTTATCACAAGGTATATCCTTCTCACCAAGTACGTGAGTAACAAACCAAGAAACAATTCCATTCATCAAACCGCTTTTTCCACGGTTCGGTAATCCTTGTAAGTGAATCCATATAGGTTTCACACGCTTCGCAGGACTATTGAGAGTGACAGCTGCTTTCGCAGTCCACTCTCGTACTTCACGGGCTGCAGTATCAAAGGGCTTAAAATCAACTCTTTTAACAGGAGACCGAAATTTAGAACGGGCTTCTTCGACATAACGAACATCTTCTTGCAAATTAAGAAGTTCATAATAAAAGCTAATCTGTCCCATACATTTCTTGAGTTTATTGGGTTCCATGGCTTTAATAACACCATGGCGCTTAACAACACGTAAGATCCGCTCGAGTAAATCGTTAGAATCACGATATTCATAAGGGTAACCATGCCACCATTCCCAAATGGTAATATAGGCATATCGAATACACTTGATTATAAACATAACAAAGTCGCCAAAACCACGTACACCAGAACCTAAAGCTCCGAGACGTTTAGCACGGTTTTCATCGAGTTTTGGATCAACATCACCAAAACCAAGTGAATGGGACAATAATTTTGTAAACATAGTAAAGACACCTTCATATTCTTTATCTTCACCAAAAGCTTGAGCCTTAACTTCATTAGTTGGTCTCATTTTAAATAATTTTTCAGCAAAAGACGAAGCCATTAATTTAGTCGGTATATGTAAGGCTAAGCAAAGAGCAGAACCCATTGCAATTCTAGAAGTCAAATCAGGAGTCAAATAAATTGCAATGCCAGTCAACAAAATAGACATGACAGTTTCAACAATTTGAAATTTTTCATATTCTTCACCTTTCGTATCAAGTTCTTTGAGAAGAACAACAAATTGTTTGGACATAGAACTAAAAGAACCTAAAGCCGCATCTAAGCCAGCTTTAGCCTTATCGGGCAAGGACTTATAGTTAAGTTCCAATTGAACTTTAGGAACCCAAGATGTAAACCAGTTTTTCCAGGTTTTACCATCTTGACTATCATCAGTAAGGGCAGGACTGAACTGAGTAAGAGGTTGGGTCTCAGTCTTAAGCATCTGAGCAAAGACATCAAGAGCTTTTTGTTGCCAATCGAGTCTTCTACTAAGATCGTAGAAATAAGAACGCAACACAGGGCTTTCACTAAAATCAGTGATTAAAGGACGGCACACTACAGCAATAGAGGAAGTCGTTTTGAAACTAATGCGGCGATCCGAGTTGGATCGAGAGTTACAACGTATTCTCTTATCGTGGGCTTCAGGGTAGTGAAAATCCAAGAACAAGCTTCTCAAGTTACAGAGATATAACCCCTGACAGTGTATGTCAGGTCAACCGTAAGCGGTGATCAGGTATCAACAAAAACATCCTAAATAGGGTGAATCAGTGACCCATCGATAGAAACATCAAATAACTTGCCTCAATAGCGATCCGTGTATGTAAATATGACACTATGGCCATTATACACCATTCTACAATAAGAGGAGTGTAGTCGTAAGGAAATGTTAAAATCCAATATAACCATGGCACATGGCACAGAAATGGTTACTGCAATAGTAAGTAAAGTTTCAAATAAACTAACAAACAAAATTGGTTTCACTCAATCTTTATTAAATCAAATTTCCGAGGTCTTAAGAAATTAATATAGATTGTACCTAGGATTTTCCTAGGGCATTAAACAACAGTTTCATAAAACTGCAAAATTAGCAAAAGTGCCCAAAATGGGCACACACGAGCCGCGCATAAAAGCGGGAGACTTAAACCAGTTAATAATGGTACAAGTACAGTGTAATAATACAACAGAATACAAACATATTCTGCAATAATAGGGGAGCATTGATAACCCTCAATCATAAGGTCGAAAAGGAACGTATACATTCCAAAATCTAATTCTAAATTCAATAAATAACACAAAGTTAGCAATCAAATAAATATAAGCTAACACTAAGTATAACTTTTGAAATCAGAATATAGACATTCGAAATGTATGAG